AGTAAAATGTCCTCCGAACAATTGAGAATACCTATGGATAATCTTTGGATAACAAGCTTCCACTGACACCATAAGCGTTGAGCCATTGATAATAGCAATGCACCCTTCTCCATCGGTGTAACCAGCAAGGTAGGCAATTTCATTTTGAGATATAGACCTAAACTTTAATGAGTTTCTGCCCAATTTTTTCCCATCCTGAACTCTCCTGTTAGTGGGCATTTGAAATTAAAGAGTTGTCCAGAATCTTCGATTGACTTAACGGCTATTTTGCCAACTTCTTCCGCAATATCTTCCCTGCACTCAAGTTGCATTTCATCGTGGATGTGAGCTACTAAAGCATAGTCAGTACCAAAAACAAAGTCTAATTTTTGTAGTTTTTCCAGTAATAATATCGTTGACATTTTCATCACTAAAGCACCTGCACTTTGAAGGAGAGTGTTTAGTGCGGAGTGACTACTGCGAATCTGAAGCTTTCGCCCATCTAGCCCATTAAGATAACCCTTTACTTTAAGAGTGTAGTCGATTGATTCCTTAAGCCTTTTAAGAGCAGGTGTCTTGTCTAAAAACTCTCGCTTAATCCGTCTTCCTTCTTCTTGTCCTTTTCCGATAATGTTACCGATTTTTTCATCCCCTGCCCCATAAAGGAATGCGTAGATGAATGTCTTCGCAGAGTCCCTCGTTGGCAATCCAGCGGAAGCTTGATTAACGGAGTGTATATCCCCCTGTATGATGTCTTTTGTGTAAGCTCCTCCATCGTATCGAGCCAAATAGTGGGCGAGACAGCGTAGCTCCAACCCTGAAGCGTCTGCCCCAACCAACGTCTTGCCTTCTCCAGCAACGAATAATTCTCTACATTCTTTTCCATATTCAGATCCTACTCTAGGTACTTGGGCTATGTTTGGTTTAGAATGAGTACAACGTCCAGTGATTGCACCATTCGTATTTACTCTGCCGTGAATACGTCCACCTGGCTTAACCATTTTTAACCAAGCTTCGTTACCCTCGGCAAGTTGGCCTATTCTCTTTTGGAGAAGCAGGTATTCTAAGAGGGGTTTTGCCTCTGCATAGCCCAAATTCGCAAGAACTTGAAGCACCGCTTCATCCACTTTCGGCTTTCCATCGGGAGTAAATTCTTGTGGTTTCCATCCGTACTTCTTTTTGAACCTTTCCGCAATTTCTTCCCTGCTCCCAGGGTTGAATGGGATCGTTTTTTCTTTTTGTTTTCCATCTTTGATTAGGCTTAGCCCCTCCTTTTGGGTTTTGTTGTTTTCTTTTGCCCAACGTTTAGCCTCTTCTGAGGCTTCCGCTTTGCTGGCAAAAACTTTATCCCCAAAATGATAAGCCCTAGATTTCATCTTTTCAATGGTAGGGCTAAACACCTTCTGAAGCTCAGCTTGTAGCTCAACCCTACGCTTAGCCATTTTAACATAAAGTTCTTCAGCCTTTTTCTTGTCAAAGGCAAACCCATTTCTTTCTTGAAGTAAAATAGCCTGAAAGAATTTATGCTCTAACTCAACAGCCATATCAGAGTAGTTCTTAAGCTTTATGTTCTCCCAAAGCTTTTTTGTTACCTCTACGTCCTTTGCACAATAATCCTCCATCTCCTGTGACCAGTTAGCAAAGTCGTTGGTATCCTTAAAGTCACCCTTTCTCAAGCCAATCCGATAACCCCAAGCTTTAAGGCTATGCGATCCAATTAGGTTCTTAGGAAACCAAGAATTCTTTCTAGCAAACCCAAAGTCTCTCTCTCGAAGGTCTGACCAGATAAGGCGAGTGCAAACAAGAGTGTCTCTAAGTGAGGCTTCTGGATAAACACCGAATAACTTGTGAATTACTGGAATGTCAAAGCCGACAATATTATGCCCAACCAGAATATACTCATCCTTGCTTGCGTTAACTAAACGATCTACTCCCTCTTGGATCGGCTTACAATTAGGCTCATTGTTGTACCTAGTAGTCTCACCTGTTTTTGTGTCGTGAATGACAAGGCAGTGGATTACCTTTGTTTCGTCAAGCAAGCCATCCGACTCAATATCAAATATAAGTTCGTTCATTTTCTAAACTCGTTTTTAATTTCTCTTAAACTATTCTCAGTTTCTTTATCCCATAAATCATATTCAAGATCCGTCATTTCAGCTATTTCTTTGGAACTTTTAATGTATTTTCTAAAATGCTCTAGCATTGCTGTTTGTTCGTTCATTTCCTTTTCTCCTCCACCTTGCGATTAGTGTAATAAGTTATCGTTTCCTTGGCAATCAATAATGCCGTGTCAACTTGGGTCTGAATAACCCTTAGCTTTATGGCTTGGCAATGGTCAGATTTATCTTTCATCTTTGCCAAGCTTTTGCTTGCTCTTTCAAGCAGGTCTATTGCCCATTGTGTGCTACTTCTAATTGATTTAATCTTCATTGTAATTCCTCTGGTAGGTCAACTGGAGGCTCACCCATATCAGTAAGCCTCCCTCGTTGGGCATCGTACTCCAGGTAGGAGGCAATGCCTGTTTCCCCTGTAAAACGATTCTTTAGGATTCTAACAATTGTTCTATTCCTTGTGGTATCGTCTTGCTGGTTACGTTCAAGCCCTAGCACCATATCGCTTAATTGAGCTATTCCAGCCGATCCACGGAGTTGGCTAAGTGAAGTAGTAGCCCCTTCTTCGTGTCCTCTGCCCTCTGGACGCTTTAGATGGGATACAATAATCATACCTACCTTTAATTCCTCAACTAGGGAACGTAGCTTAGTCATTGTGTTATCAATTAGCCTACGTTCATCTCCATCTCCCATCCCAGAAACGACTATGCTCAAATGGTCTAGGATAATCCAACCGCATCCACAACCTTTAGCCATATACCGAATCCTATTCATAAGGTTATTAGAATCCATCGAACCAAAGTGGTCGTAGGTAAAGAACTTTCCAGTAGCTAGGCACGAATCAAAAGCTTCCTTAAGCTCTTTCTCGTTTATGTCCTTTCTTAGATGAAGTGGGGTAGACATTTCAATCCCCAGGATGCCTAGCGTTGTCCTACGTACCGATTCCTCAAGAGCTATGTAGCCTACGCTTTGACCATTCCGCAGTAGATGATGGCTTAGCTCCCTACAGAATTGACTCTTACCTATGCCAGATCCAGCGGTGATAGTTACAAGCTCACCCTTACGTAAGCCGTGTGTCATTTTAGTAAGCCCTTCGTAGGGGTAAGGAATGGCTTCCTGTAGGTCAATCTTGGTTATGTAATCCCAAAGATCGTTACCACCTACGATACCATCTGGACGATATTCCTTAGCCCTCCACATTGCATCGATAACTTCTGTGCCCTTTCCAGCGACAAGCATTTCATTTGCATCCTTCATAGGGAGAGAAGCAATCCTTGCCTTGTTAGGGGAAAGTAAAGCAGAGCATTCCTTGGAAGCCTTTATACCTGGCTCATCGTTATCAAACATAAACACCACAACCTCGAACTGCTCCAACCATTCCAGATTCTTGGCTACTGCCTTAAGAGCACCTTGAGCACCATTAGGCACTGAGACTACTGGCCATTTGTTCTGGTGAAGTTGGCTTACTGAAAGAGCATCAATCTCTCCCTCAGTAATCGTGACCATCTTAAAGTTACCCTTCCATAGGTGCATACCATATAGCCCCATCCTGTTAGCATCCCCGATAATCTTAAAATCCTTGTTAGGAAAGCGTAGCTTTTGGGCAATCACCTTTCCGTCCAAGTCCTTGTAATTTGAGATATGAACTGGTCTACCATTGTAGTAGCCCACTCTGTAATCCCAACGCTTACAAGTTTCGCTAGTTATACACCTCTTATTAAGATCAGTTACTTCCCCTTCTACAAACGTTTCCTGTGGCAACATATTCACAATCCTCCTTTGTTGTTCTACCCCGCTACCTTTTTCATAATTCCTGCAAGAAAAGCAGTAGCCGTGACCATCATCATACCTAGATAAGGCATCGGAACTACCGCATTTAGGGCAGGGTTCGTGGCAAACGAAATTACTCATCTGCTCTCAAACACTTCAACGCCCAAAACATTAATCGTACCTATGCCATTATTATAGCAAGCGGTATATGGAACTGGAGCGTTATCCTCTAGCTCCTTTTCAAACTCCTTGAATGATTCTTCGTTTACCCCTACACGCTTAAGTTTTGCCCCGAACTTTTCTTCGAAGCTGTTTAAAAAGCTTTTCAAATTCTTTAGTTGCATTGTTCTCCTTTAGCCAACCTTCTGGAATCCTTCCCTCTGCGTGAGGAAAGCCATTCTTGTTAGCCCATTCTGCGTAAGTTGTTTTTGTTTGTTTGTTAAGCCTGTTCCCTGACCGCTGGAAGACAATCCTAATATCTATCGTAGGAAGAGTCTTCTTGACTAGAACAAGCTTGCTCCTATCCGAGGAGCGAAACCACCCCTTTGCCTCTACAATAATTCCATTCGGCAGTATGAAATCTGGAGTGTAAACGCACTCCCTAGTGTAGGGCAAACGGATGGATTCATATTCAAACACTGCTCCCACCCTTTCAAGGTGAGAGGCAATGTCTTGTTCCAGCCGAGAACGATACTTAGGTTTCTTAGAAGTCACTACTTCCCTTGGCATCAGAATCACTTGTAAAGATGTTCTCTGGAATGCTTTCGCCACCAGATACAAATCCTTCTTCTTCAGCCGTGAAGCCAAACGCTTCCGCATTTGCAACTCCACTTGGGGATTTGAGATCAATAACCTGTACCGCTTTGCAACGGAGGCTTGCACCAACGCCAAGAGCAGGGGTGTACCAGGGGAACACCTCACACGCTACCTTTAGTATGCTTCCACCTCCAACACGCTCAGAGATAATCTTTCCCTTGGTGTCAAAGATTGCGGGACGTTGTTCCCACTCTTTGCCTGTCTTCTTGCTTTTGATCTTGGCAGAGAGAGTGAACTTAATACGCACCTTGCCTGTCTTATTGCCTTCCTTATCCGCATCTTCACGAATAGGAAGCTCAGCAAGCTTAAGCTCTTTCTTCTTCAGCAACTGGCACTGGTTCTTGTAGTACTCCTTAACACAGGTCTTAACTGAGTCTTGGAATTCTTTAACTTCATCTGGTTCACAAATCAAACTGACCGAGTACTCTCCGTCTGGTTTGAATTTAGTATCTGGTTCATTTAGCTTTGGGTAACTTGCTACACCTTTAGGCGAGACAAGCTTTATGATTCTGTCGTTCATATTGGGTATCTCCTTTTTAGTTTAGTTTACAGACACTTCGGTATCTGCATCATCCAAGATCTCTCTTGGAAAATTGTCGGTTGGGGCGAACTGCAACACGTAGTTCTTTGGCCAACGAAATCCGCTTGCGTAAAGAAACGTCTGGCAAGTAGCAAGTAAGTCTGGAAGAGAACTGGCATCAGTCTGAATAAGTGTTCGCTTTGCAGGTAAGCCATCGTACTTTTCAATATGGGTAAAAGTTGTGTTGTGGATTCCTCCGTCTTCAGAGGGGAAGTTGTCTTGTTTGTGTTTCATCACACAAATAAATAGTTAGCCGAAAGCAGTTGTCCAGTGTCGAACCCACCCCTGTTAAAACTATTAGGAAGGCTAATAGAAGTATCAAGCTGGTTAATAGACTCTTTGTAGTTGAGAAGCTGATCCACCTTGAAAATGTTGAGCATTGCAAGCTTTATCTTTTCAGCCAAATCCGAAAGATCCGTTACGTGTGTTCCAAAGCAATCGTGAACACCCACAACACTTCCTTCAAATTCAGAAAGGGCAAGGTGAAGAATGCTTGCGTCAATGCTATGGATAAAGTTAGGAGCTACCGAAAGACGTTGCTTGGACAGGTGAACCTTTTTCTGGTTTTCTTTTTGTAGCATTAT